CATCCCCGCCGCCGCCATCGCCCCCGCCGCCTCCGAGGACCATGCGCCAGGACCAGTCAGCCGTATCGTGCATAAGCTCGCTCACGTCAGAGTTCCTTGATGAAAACGGTTTCCCACGGAACATAGCCCAGATCCCGCATGCTCTCATCATGCGGGTGCGCGGTCTTGAGCCGGCCATAGGCGTACCGGACGCCTGCCTTGCGCAGTTCTTCCAGCGCGACCTCGCGCAGACGGCGGCCGATGCCGAGCTTTCTCAAGGCAGGTTCCACATACCACGCATCATCCTGCGCCACTCGCGCGTTGAAGTGCAGGTCACGGTGCCAAAAGTGGCTTGAGTAGCCCTGCACAACATCACCCGTATCACGCACCGTGATGTAGACTAAGCGCCCCTCGCGCTGCATTTGAAGATAGCGAGGGATATCGAGGTCAGAAGGAAAGCCGCGCAATTCCACACCGTGCGCATCGAACATCCCCTTTTGGCGCAACCAATCCCACGCATCGGGGTTGAAGTCCTCGCGCTGGTACGTGAGGTCGATAGTCCGATAGGTGGTCAATTCGTTCATCATGCGACTCCGAATGCCTGATCCAGCAAGGCGTGCTCGATGTTGTGCGTGTCCTGCCACGAATAGAAATACCGCGGATCGTCAAAGTCGAGGTCGGCCAGGTTGGCCCCCGTGACGCCGGCGATCGGCCGGAGCAGCTCGTGCCAGTTCTCATGAGCGTTGAGCCAGAACCGGATTTCCTGCCGGTTGCCACCAAAATACAGGATCGGGAATTCCGGCAGCACGACTGCGGGCGTTCTTTTGGCGAGCACCGCGTTGTAGCGCAGGTGCTGGCGGAAGTGGCCGTCCGACCACGCGCCGAGCCCGGCGACGTCGCCATAGACGACGGTGTTGGGCTGGAACTCTGTGGTCATTTCCTGGCCTCGGCGAGCTGCTTTTCCAGTTCGACAATCTTTGCCTGTGCTTGCGACAACGCCACGCTGCACGACAGGCCCTCGTTGATTTCCTTGATCAGCTTGGTGCTCAGTGCCTGCTCAGTGGGCGACTGCTGCTGCGCCAGCGCAACCTGCACTGCCAAACAAGCAAAACCAAGGAAGCTCAATGCGGCCAGCATTCCAGCAACATAGAAAACAATCCGCATGATCATGCTCCAAAGCAGGTCCATGACAGCGCCGCCTGCGCGGTGCCGAACGTTATTGCTAACCCGCTGGTCGACGGAACAGCTAGAACTGTCGACGCCGCAGTGCCCGGAGCGACAGTGCATTTAGGTGCAACACCGTAGGTTGCTCCAAACGTGATCGAGCATGTGGTTCCGCTGGTATAAGTAAGTGATCCTGCAGTGTCGCTTGATCCGGTTCCGAGCGCAAACCCAGCACAAGCATTTGCCGTTGGTGCCGGTCCTGTAAATGCTAGATGCCCGTTGAAATCGAATTTCATCGAATTGGCAAACAGCGTCGTCGCATTGCTGGTAAGAAAAGAAATGTTGGAGGGTATATTACTTCCAGACGAAGCGGCGGCTTGGCTAAAAGCTATGTCGGCCGTAAGACGCGAGGCGGCATTTGCAAAACCAAAAGCGGCAATCCCGCCCAGCGAATCCGCCGCAAGCGTATTTCCTCCCGTTCGGCTTTTCTGAAAACTTAGGCCGGGTCCGTTTGCGTCGCTTGTCGTATTCGTCAGCGAAAAACCGGGACTTGATGAAACGGAACTCGTTGCGGTCAGGGTGCCCGTAGAAGCCTGCCATGATCCCGTAATCCCTGCCGATGCACCTAGAAAATTCAGCCAGTTCCCGGTGACCGTCGCTGACGACGCGTCGAGCGCATTGGCAACCGTAAACGATCCCTGCGTACCGAACAGGGTGCCGGTGGTGGCAACACCGCCCAGCCCGCCCTGGTTCGCGACTAGAAAGCCATTCTTCCAGCAAACGGCGCCGGTCTGGCACAACACTGCAAAGCCGGCATCCCAGGCCGATCCCTGCACCGCGTCGCCGGTGATAGAAAACGCCGAATAGCCCCACTTGATCGCAGGCGTCGATCCCGTTTGAACGAACAGGTCAGCTTCGATGCCTGCGCATTGACCGAACGTTCCGATGGACGGCGCCGCGCCGCAGACAGCGCCGACACCAAAATAATTTCCGAGATTGTTGTTGTTGGCGCCGACGTTCATGGAGAACACGGCGCTGACGTATTGCCGGTTGGAGTCGACCGCATTACCGGCGGCCGTGAGGGTCGATTGAACGTGCAGGCTTTCGCGCGCCCCCGTCATGGCAGCGCCGCCGAAATTGTGGGCTATATTCAAGACCGACGTATAGTTAAGCACGCCGCTGACGGCAACGTTGTCCGTATTGAAGGCGAATTGGCTGCCCAGGAAATTAGTCGCCCCGATGCTACCGGTTGGGGTCTGTGTCACCAGCAGCCCTTGCGTCAGGCTGCCGGCCGGCGGGTTGATAATCAGCGGCGCAACAGGAGCAGAGACAGCGCCTTGCACAAACGCGGTTGACGCGCACGCGTTGCTGCTGTCGCCGGCCGGTCGCGTCGGACATAGCACATTCTGCGCCAGCGCCGGCGAGCTCCACAGCAGGGCAAGCGCGATCAGCAGCCTCTTCATTGCGTCTGCTCCATTATGGTGAGTGGATTGTTGGAAGCGCTGGCGGCCAGCGCCTGCCATGCTTGCGCGGCGGCCGGGAAACCGATCGTTCGATCGCCGCCGTTGGCGAATATGCGAAAGCCGCCGCCAAGGGACGCGAGCGACGGGGTCAGTGTGACGCTCGCGCCGCCGGACAGCACCGTGGTCGGGAACACGAAGATATCCACTGTTCCGGGATTGTGAAACGTGATCAGTTGGCGCGATGCATTTGAGCCGATGATGCTGATCGGACTGGTGCCCAGGTTGTTGACCGCCGTGATGGTGGAGTTTGCAAGCGTGCTCATGGCAGGATGCCCCATTCGTCGGCGTCGATGTATTCGATTGCGACCGCGTTGATGGCGAACAGCAGCACGGTCCCGGTGATGGTGGCCCCGAGCACCTTGCCGTAGCCGTCGACGCTGCTGTACGGAAAGCGGAAGCCGCCGCCGATGAAGATCACGGTGCCGAGCGAGTTATTCTGCCACGTCACCAGGCCGCCGGAGTTGTTGATCCAGTTGATTACCGAGGCAGCGGCCAGCGGATAGGAGACGCTGTTGTTTTCCGTCTCGACCTTCATGGTGAAGTTCTGCGCCAGCGAGGTCGTCACCGCGACGCCGGCCTTGATGGCCTTCTTGGCCTGGATGAGGTTGCCGTGGGACGACAGCGCGGTGCGCAACGTCACCGGCACCGCGACGTTGGGGTTATTCAACAGTTGCGTGACATCACTTCCGCTCGACCCGAAGGTTTCGACCTGGGTTGTGCTGCCGAGCGGAATCGACGTGATAGCGATGAGGCTGCCCTGAGAGATGACAAACCACTTGTTCTGCTGAAACGCCACGATGATGGAGCGCAAGCCCAGGACCGGGTCGAGGTACTTGAGCAGCAGGAGGTAGCAATGGATGTTGTTGAGGTCGTTGAGCGCCGCCGATGGCAGGAGGGAGAAGTCAGTGGCCTGGAAGATGCCGTCGAGATCATCGGAGACTTTCTGCACCGATGCCCCGAAGATCCCATAAACCCCCTGTTTGTTGGCGAACAGTACGAGGCGATTGTAGCTGAGTATCGTCATCGGGAATGACGTGCCGATATCGGAAGCGAGCGTCAGCGGCGTGAACAGCGTGATGGAGCCGGGGACTGTTACCGTGATGCTGCCGATCTGCTTTATCGACTGGTCACCGAAGATGTAGAGGAAGTTATTGAGCGCCCGCAGCGCGGTAATGTTGTGGGCGAGGTCGGCATCCGTGATGGTGGTCGAACCTGCGGCGTTGGCGGGGTTGATGTCATCGAATCCCGCAGTTCCGGTAAAGTTCAGCTGCCGGAAGTTTCCCGATGTGGTTTTCGATACCCACCAGACCCGTCCGGCGAACACCGCTATGGTGTTGCCGGAGACCTGGGGAAAGACCACCACCGTTGCGGTCGCAGGCGTTGTGTTTGCGCCCGTGAATACAACCGTAATCGCTGCTCCAGCCGCGTTGCCTGTTCCCGGGTTGGTAAGATTAACTGCAACAACCGATCCCCCAGAAAGGACAGCCGTTGCCGCAGCTCCGCCGGCGTTTCCTCCAGCGCCTCCTGTAAAGCTGACCGCGGGTGGTGCGCCATAACCTGATCCTCCATTAGTGACGTGGATATTCGGGGATATGCCTCCCGTCCCGGACTGGACGAACAACGTCCCATCCCAGGTGGCGTAGCCCGCCAGCGGGTCCATGATCAGGATGCGCTGAGAATTATACACCGTCATGTCCGGGAGTGGCGAGAACGTTCCATCCGGAGCGAAAGTGGTCTTAACGCCAGTGTCCGCATTTATCGCAATGCCGGCGCCGAGGACCGTAAAGGCAATGATGTAATCGACGGCGCCGATGTTGGCCTCAAAGAATCGCGAGACGGTTTCCGCCGTCAGGGTCGCCAGTGTCGCGGCTGCGCCAGGCACCGCCTTTAGGTCGTTCCCCGATATCGGCTGCAGGTTTTCCATCCAGCCGGCCTCGGTCTCGGGGAGGTTCTGCCGAGCCGGCTTGGTGTTCATCTTCTCGAACTGCTGGAACGCGATGACCCTGGCCGTCTGCTGCGGCGGCGCGTTCTGGCCGGTGCGTTGCATGCGGTGGGCCTGGCGCGACATCAGGTCACCACGTCGCTACGCCGACCGAAAAACCGATCGGACCAAAGCGCAAAGTACGATATTGACTCCAAGGAAGTTCACGCGTCTCCAGCCCGAACTTCCAAGTTCGCGGAAACAAGTAGAACCCAATCCCGCAATTCACCGTCCTCGGAATGAGAAGCCAAATTGCAAAAGAACCAGTGCCAACTGTAAGATTAAGCATTACGTCCTCCGCATCTTTTCGTAAAATGAGCGGTTGTACGGATTGGCAATGCGGTAGCCGCCGGCGCCGGCAATGACGCGCGGCACGTAGCGGTCATAGTTGCGGGCGTAGTATTCCGACTGGCCAAAGTTCTGGTGCTTCATGAGCAGCAGCTCGGCCGCCTTGAACTGCACCGCCTGCGCCCACGGGTCGGGGATTTGCGTGTCGATGTCGGTCAGGGCGACGAGCGGCGAGGCAATCTGCACCACATCCCATTCGGAGAGGTAGAGCTGGTTGGGCGGCGGGTCTACGTAGACCAGCTGGTCCTGCTGGTGGATCGTCCATATGCCGGGCTGGGAGGTGAAGCCCTGGGACTGGAGCATGCGCGCCCAGGCCTGGAACACCGTAAAGCCTCTGAAGCTCAGGGTGTAGCGCATGGTATTCCAGAGATTGGATATCGAAATGACGTTAAGGATGTTGATCAGCATCACCGGCGACGCTGCCGCGCCCGAGCCTATTCCTCCGATGGTGATGCTGGGGGCTGACGTGTAGCCCTGGCCCCATTGCGTGAGCGATATTGACGTAAGAACTCCGCCAGTAAGATTCCCAATCCCAAGAGCAGTAGTCCCGCCTGGAGGAGCAGCAGCAAAAGTGACTGGTACTGTAGAACCGGCACCATAATTGCTACCTCCGGCCGTGACGTTGGCCCCCGCCACCGCACCGACGTAGTTGTAGGTTTCCTTGTTGAGCAGCAGTTGCACGCCGGTTTTCAGCGTGCGCACGCACTGCATGTCGAGCGACACGTCCTTGCGGGCGTCGTTGATGCGGCTGATTATCTCGGCTTGCGACCAGGCGCTATTGGTCGAGTCGTGGATGAGCGACTGGACCTGGTTAACGTAGTCCTGCAGCGCGAGCGTGGACATTCATTCTCACGCCTCCGTCGCCGGCTCTGGCTGGGGCTGGGTTTCAACCGGCTGCGGATCGGGCGCCTGCATCTGCGGCTCGAGTTGCAGCTTGCGCGGCCCCCGGCCCTTGCCCTTCGGCCAGCCGCTGCGCTTCTTGCCCTTGCCCACCCTACGGGTCGAGCGCGGGTTGCGGATGTTCCAGGTCGTCTTGCTGGGGTCTTCGAATTCCCCCTCCTGATCGGCCGGAATGGCCCCGTCGGGGTCGGTGACACGGCGCAGCTCGTAATTCTGGACCGTGATTTCCACGTTGGCGCAGTAGTGCTCCCAGAGCGGACGGCCCTTCCATTGCAATTTGATGTGGTCCGGCAGGTTCCAGCCCCAGCGCTTGGCCATGTGGCGCCAGCGGTCCTCCTCGTCGCCGGGCCAGCCCAGGATGTGGTTGGCGACGTCGAGCGGGAGGTCGACCTCTTCATTGGGCTTGAACACGTATGGCACGCCGTCGAAGCGGTCCTTGATCGCGAAGTCGTTGCGATTGACGACGCGGACGCGCTGCAGCTGGTCGGCCGGTACGGCGTCGGTCATTAGTCGTCCTCGTCGTACTTCGGCTGAGGAGTCGACGCAGGCGACTGCGGGGCGCTGCGGATGGAGTCAGCCTCCTGCGCCTCCTCCGGGTGCTCGCGCACCCAGTCGGTCCACTTGGCCATGTCCTGGGCGTATTGCGATTGCTCGGCCGGGGTACAGGCAGGGCCGGGCTCTACGGGCTTGATCATGAGTTCACCGTTGATTGGATGACTGTGGTGTCGACAATGCTGCCGTATTGGGTGTTGGTCACCGTGGCGAGACTTGTGCTGCCTCCGTTCACCAGGACGGCACCGCCCTGCAGGCCAAAGCCGGGATCTTCCACTGTGAACGACCCTGCGGCGGCAGTGATAAGACCACGCGCCGGGCGCGGCCAGAATTGACCATTATTGAAGCTGCTGGCGATCAAACCGAGGGAAGTAATTGCTGGTGACCCAACAACCGCGGCCGTACCGCCAGTCGCCGTTGCGGTAGCCGCATTCATGCAGAACGACATGATGGCTGTAGCCGCCACGCCGCCCGCCAGGCCGCCGCCGGAGAACGAGATGGCCGGGACGCTATCGCCGCGGTAGCCGCCGCCGTTGAACGTGATCACGAGGCCGGTCAGGGTGCCGGAGCCCGTGAGGACAGCAGGGGTGAGCAGCACACCGAGGGTGCCAAGCGCAATATTGCCCTGATACAGCGAGCCGGCCCAGACGTTGGCCGGGTTGATGAGGCCGGGCGGCGGGAAGACACCAGCGCCGCCGAGCGCGCCGGGAAGGTTGGCCGGGGAGCCGATGGCGGGCGGATATTGCGGCGTTGCGAACGCAAACTGCGGGTTCGGCACCACGTAGAAGGCCGGCGTCGAGATGTAGCCGGCGCCGACGTTCTGCATCGTGATGGCGGTGATGACGCCCGCGGCCGAGATGGTCGCCACCGCGGTCGCCTGGATACCGCCCTGCGGAGGCGGGTCGATCAGGATGAGCGGCGGCACCAGGAAGCCCGAGCCGCCCTGCGTGATGGTGGGGGCCGCCACCGAGCCGCCGACGATGGCGTAGGCTTGCGCGGTCGCGGTCACACCCCCAGCCGCCGGGGCGGCGATTGCAACGAGAACGCCGGTCTGCGCCGGACCGATGCCGTTAGTGCCGCCCGAGCCCGCGTTGGTAATCTTGGCGCCGGCCACGACACCGGAATAGTTGATGAGTCGGAAGTTGCCGCCATCTGAGGTGAACGTGGCGTAGGAACCCGGCGGAGCCCAGGCCCGCCACATTAGGTTGTTAGGATCCCACCATTCCAGGATGGTCTGGCTGCCCGAGGCGATCAGGTAGTCGCCCGCGAGCGGGTAGTACTGCCCGCCGGATGGCAGCGTGATGATTTCGCCGCGCTGGGTATTCTGCGGTGAATCGAAGGTGAGCGGAATGCCAGGACCGCGAATCTGACCCATGGGGCGACCTCAGATGTTCAGGAATTGCAGGCCATCGATCTTGGCGTGGCACTTGGGTTTGACGTCGACCAGTTCGAGCAGCGACAGGATCGCGCTTATGTATCCGAACTGGTTGTTAGGGAGTGTCGACTCGAAGCCAGTAAAAGTGAAGGCCGCCCTCTCGTGCAGGAACAGAGACAAGTAATTCGTATTTATGATGTAAAGCGTCCCCTCCGGCGTATACGGATCCGCGTAGAAGGGGATTCCTGCTATGTCCAAGGCCTGAAAAGACGAGTGGCCAACGAAGTCCGCGCTCGCCTCCATCCGATTTGCCGGATTGATCGAATACCGCTCTTGCGGGGTAAAGTCCTGGGCGAGCAGTGTCCATGTGCCAAATCCCATGATGCCGATCTGGGGCATTTCGCCGGTCGTTTTGCTGACCTGCGCGATGTACTGCAGCATCAGGTTGCGGGTCGGCACCACGTTGCCGGCATTGTGGACGTAGGTGGATTTCCAGAAGGTGTTGACCGATCGCGAGATGCCGCCGTAGACGTTGGCGAAAGTTCCGTCGTCGATTGCGGCGGGTAATCCAATCAGTTGTTGGGTATTTGCTACGTTATTATAAAGGGTTGTGGCGAAAGTATCTATGCTCACATTAGTCGCGTCGTTCATGCGCGCGTCGATGAGCGGAACAATAGAGTAGTCGAGTTGCACGAGGCCTTCGAATCCAAGGAACGGGACGGGCGTGCAATAGGCCTTGAGGTTGAACTCGGCGTTCTGGATGCCGGGCATGACGCCGGGCTGGTTGAACGAGCCGGAGTAATCGACCCACTGGCCCGACACCATCGGTGCGCCCTGGACCGGGGCCGTGATGGGCGATAGACCGCCCGAGGCCACCTGTGCGGCCGACAACAGGCAGGCCATCAGCGGAGCCGACTTCCACAGCTGCACATACACCCGGGGCATGAATCCCCTGCGGACGACGGCGCTAAGCTCTGTCGCTATCGCCGAGGCGGCCGGGATGATGCCACTACCAAGTTGGGGCATAGGTCACTTCCTCATCAGCGCCGAAAACCCGGCGACAGGCTCTTGTTCTTGAATTCCGTGATGACGTTGTAGGCGGCGTTGAGCGAGTGCGTGCGCGGATCGGCGGCGAAGGACTTGAAGTCCATTTGCTTGCCGTCCTTGCCGGCGACGGTCGGGAATTCCCACGTCGCACCCGGCCGCTCGCTCGGCGATGGCGGCTGTACGGACGGGTCCGTTTCGCCGCTCCTGTGGGCATAGACGATGGCGGCAGACTCAAGGTCGCTGGTTCCGAGTCGGGCGGCCTCCGCCTCGATGGCCTCCATGCGCTTTTCGTCGTAGCGCTCGGCGAGCTTGGCGCGCTGCTCGTCCGCCTTATCCTTGGCGGCCTTGGCCCCCTTGAGGTCGAGCTTCTCCTCAATTTCGGTGCGGAAGGCTTCGAGCTTGTCGACCTGGTCGACGTCGGCGAAGGAGCGTGCGGCGCGCTGCGGGTCGATCTTCTTGACCAGCTTGGCGAGGTCTTTGCGGGTTTCGGGATTGTGGCCGAGGTTATACGCGAGCGTCGCGAGATCGGCCTGCTGCTGGGGGGTGAGACGCGGGGCGGCCATCAGTGCGGGCTCCTTCGCAGGCGCTCGATTTCATCGATCGCGTCCTGCAAGTTTTTCCGCTCCCAATCGAGCGGATAGCCGAAACTGGAAAGCATGCTCTTGAGGCGATCGACGATATCGGCAAGCTTGGGTTCCATCAGAGCGGACTCTTTCCTGTGATGGATTTCTCCATGCCGAGCATTTTTTCATAAGTCTTGTTGCGGCCGCCGGGGCGCGTCCCATCCAGGTTGGCTGGGCGCTTGGGCGGGGAGGAGGGAAGGTCCGGAGTTCTGCCGCGCATGGTGTATGAGTTCCCCATCGGATTGCGGAACTCGAAATCCTCCGTGCGAGCTTTGAACAACTGCTCCTTCGTCAAGCCTTTCGGCCGCATGTAGTCGCCGCCCATCAAGCAAGCTCCCAATCGATTGCGAGAAGATCGGTCTGCGAGCACAGCCAAGGAATCAGGCTGCCATCGACGGTGCTCATGAAGACAAACGGCCGGCAAAAGGTGCCTGCCGCATCGACTGGCTGCCCGGGCGTCAGGGCAATCCACATGCCTTTGCCGTTCCATCCGGCGCGGCGCACATGGCTGCCGTCGCGCATCCGATCAACGGCGTTGCCGATGTCCATCAGATCGGCCTGCCGCTGACAGCCTTCGGGCCGCCGCGCTCAAGGGTCATCTTGTTGCGGTCGAACTTGCCCTTGTCGACCGATGTAAAACCGCCGAAAGCCGACATGGTCGGCGGGTTGCGAAACTGGCCGTCCTCCATGCTGCGCTTTTGCAGGTTGGAGGTATTGACGCCCTTCGGCTTGAGGTAATCCTGCGCCATGTCACATCTCCGGTGGCATTCCGCCTCCGCCGCCGCCCATTGGGCCGCCTGGAGGCATTGTGGGAGGGGGGCCGCCGCCCATGCCCGGTGGAGGGCTGCCGGCTAGCGGCGGCTTGGGCGCCTGTGCGATCTGGCGCCGCGCGGCCGGAACGAGATCCTGGTCGGTTGGCTTGCCGAATACGGGGTTGAGCGCCTTGATTGCGCTCATGAGCCCGTTGAATTCCCGGCTGCCGGGCTCGAAATTCATCGCCTCGGCGAGCAATGTCTGGGTGCAGGCCTTGATCTTGGCTACCGCCTTGGCCTTGCCTCCCGCATTAGCGCCGGGCGACACCATCGGGCTTGCCCCGGGGCCGCCAGCGCCTCCGATTGGTGACTTTGGCAGCGCTGCAGGGGCTGCTCCGGCGGGGCCTGCGCCTGGTCCGCGCGGCATGAATGGCATGGGCATCTGAGCCATGCCTTGGATTGGTATTCTTTCCTAGGAATTAAGTCAATGTATGGGAATTGTTTCACATGAAACAACTGACCCCGGCTTTTGGCCAGGGTCGCGCGTGCGCGTCCAGGGAGGAAAGTGGTAAGGGGGGGTGGATTAACGCCGGCGATGCTTGCGCCGACGACGGTTGTGCACGATAGCGTGGCCCAACATGTCCTGCCTCCTGTTCTGCTCTTGCGGTGCATTCCGCTGGTCTAAGAGGTGGGAATAAAGTCACATGGATAGGAATAAAAGTCAACGTCGCCGACGGCCGCCGCCGCCGCCAGCGATGGCCTGGAGGCGCTGTTCGGGCGGCAGCGATTGCAGCATCTGGCGCTGCTTGCGCGCCTGCGCCCGCTGACCGTGAATGATGGCGTCCTGGTTGGGCGGGTGGAGCATGCGAACGAACATCTCGTTGTCAATCGCGTTGGATTTCTTGAGCAGCGCCGCCATCTCGCGGGCGTCGTCAACGAACAGCGGCGAGTGGGCATGGCCGCTGATCTTGATCTTGACGTCGGTGGCGAGCTGGGCCGCAACGAAGGGCTCGGAGGTCTCTTTCCCATCCTTGCCCTCATAGGGCTCCGGGATGATGGCGTCATCGTCGTTGCGCATCTTGAGCTTGAGGCCGAGGTCACCGAGCCGCACCAGGGCGGGCTCAAGCGCCAGCGCGGCGCGCTTGATGCGGCCGGATCCGGTTCGCTGCAGTGCCTGGGCGTGGTTCTTGGACCGCACCCCTTGGGCGCCCTGGCCGGAAATCACCTCCGTCAGCCCCGATGCTTCCAGGAAAAAAACGCCTATCTCCTTGAGTTCCGCGAACATGTCTTCGGGCATGTCGGGCTTCAATTCCTCGATCTTAGCGCCAGGCGTCTGCTCCAGGATGGAGGTGTCGGCCGCCCCGAACTGCTCGAATTTCTCGTCCGTGAGGCCGCTCATGCCACTTCCCCACTTGGCTGGGTAGGCCTGTTTCTCCAGCAAATCATCAATCTGTTCGAATCTCTCGTTCATCCAGTCCTGCAGGCTCGTCAGGCTATCGATGTGTGCCTTGCCCCAGAAGTAGTTGTACTTGCGGTAGGGCTGGATCTTGGTGAAGGGATTTTCCCCGGGCAGGAACAGGTTGGACTGCGAGATGGCGAATTCGTCGTCACCGGGCGCCACTGTGGCGAGCTCGCCGTCCTTGGCAGCGCGCCTGCGCCGCGGGGTTTTTCCAGCCTTGTCCTCCAGCATCCGCCGTGCGCCCGGCGATGACATCATGGCGCGGACGGTCTTGCGGCTGTCGCCGATCAGGATGTCGGGCTCGACCAGGTGGAAAATCCGGTAATCGGCGCACTCCGAGTCCCATGCCCACAGTTCGTTGAACATCACCATGGGGTGCTGGGTCTGCGGCTGGTAGGTATCGAGCGGCGTGTATTCGGGGTTGATCTGGCCGAGGATGTTGCCCTGAAGATTAAGCCCGCCGGTGCCCGCAATGATCATCCTCGTCAACATCTCAGGGAACGGCGACTCGTAGGGCTGGTTGACGATCGACATGCGGGCGATGTCGGTCGATCGGCCGGCGCGGTTCAGGCGTTCCACCGCATCGTGATACTCAAGCGGGTAGGTGTGAACGAACGCCTCCTGCTCATCGAGTCCGGTCAGGTCTTCCCGAAACACCCCGAACTGGTGCGGCGGGATGAGCATTATCGTGCCCTCGCCGCGGATGTCGTTCCAGCCCTGCTTGCACAGCATGGTGTTGTAGACGCAGGACCAGGGGATAGCTTCGGAGAAGGCATCGTTGGCCCCCATGTCCTGGAAGTCGTCGTTGAACTCGTCCTGCAGGGCGGTGGCCTGTTTGACGACTTCGTCTGAGGCGTTGCGCTGCGCCGCGATATTGTAGAAAGCATGGTCGGGCGCATACAAGAACGACGCCACCAAATCAATGTGGCTTTCGATGCGGTTGTAGCGCACCATGTCGCCCGGCCCTGCGCTGCCAAAC